GGGATAGAGAACATCCCCTATTACTTAGATCTTATCAAGCTGAAATTACAGATAATTCAAGAGAACAACAAAATATTATCCTACGATGGGGACGTCGTATGGGTAAGTCTGTCGTTATGTGTGCAGACTGTCTATGGTGGGCATCAGCTTGGCCATTAGTGCAAATGATAGAGACTGGTAGTAAGAAGAAGAAACCATTTACTATTTTAGTATTTGCTCCTTATGAATCTCAGGTCAAAGAACTCTGGAATACATTCACACAGTTAATTGGGGACTCTCCTCTTCTAAAAGATCAAGTTAAGAAGATTAGAACATCTGATGTTCATACTATTGAGTTCGAAGGACAGGGAGATAATCCTGGCAGTTGCATCAAAGGATATACAATTGGTATCTCCTCATCTAACCAAGGTACTTCCCTTCGAGGACTATCTGGAGATATGATATTTATAGATGAGATGGACTTTATTCCTACAGATATTATAGAGCAAGTTATCCTACCTATCACTACTACTCACCCTGATGTAAAGAGACGCATATGTTCTACGCCGAGTGGAAAGCGTGAGCTATATTTCAAGTGGTGCACAGAGGCTGAGCATCTTGGATGGATGGCACTTCACTATCCCTCGTGGCATAAAGATAATGACAACTGGTTATCTCAAGAGAAAGCTAAGGAACAAGGGCGTAGAATACAAGATAGCACTGAGTTCCAAGTTAAACAGGTTACTACATCTGAAGCTTATACTCGAGAGTATGGCGCTGAGTTTGGTGAAGAATTTGGTGGAGTATACAAGCATCATTTAATTAATAGTTCAACAGTTCAGTACGGCAGAAACATAGATCAAAGTGACCCAAATATGTTTGATCCTGGATTTAATCAAAAGGAAGGACATAAATATATCATAGGTGTCGACTGGAATAGTTATGTTAATGGTGGTCAGATAGTTATGGTAGAATATTGTTCTACTCCTACTTTTGAAACATACTTTGATGACGAAAAGAAACAAGATATAGTTATTGACTTCACTGGTAAATATAGAATATTTTATAGACGAGGAATCAAATCTAAAGAATCTACACAACGACTAACTAGACAGGAAATCATTAGGTTAATGAGTCATTACCAAGTTGATTATTTATATGTAGATTATGGTGCTGGTGATACTAATATAGAAGAACTAAGTATTTATGGCAGAGAACATCCTGAACTAGGATTAAACAAGAAGCTTAGAGTAATTGACTCTGGAGCAACTGTTGATCACTACGATCATATACTTCAAAAGAAAGTTAAGAAAAGAAACAAATCATTAATGGTTAACTTTTCTGTAATCTCTTTAGAAGAAGGAATGTTTATTCTTCCAAAAGAAGAAGATTCTAATACAAGACTTCTAGGTCAAATGCGCTCATATAGAGTTAAACATGTTACTACAAGAGGTGAGTTTGCATATGAAGGCGAGGATCATATACTCGATGCGTTTAATCTTGCAATATATGGCTTCCAACAAAATTATGGTTCGCTTTTAACATCTAAAATAAACTATTCTATTAATGTACTAGCTGATCCCCGCATGGGTAACTATCCACAGAGAGCAACGCAAGTGGAAAGTCCAATACAACTTAAAAATGGGGTTAGTACATATAATATGCCTATCTATGATCCAGATAAAAGATCATCGTATCAAATACCTAAAAGAATAGGTGTTCCTAGACTAGGCACAAGAAGTAGAGGATTTTAATGGCAATTGAAAAAAGTAAGTACGACATAGAGCAGTTTATTAATAAAGAAATCCCTGCAGAGATTCTTGAACAACTTAAGATAGCGGGCAGAATAGAACACGTTCTATCTCCTACGCAGACCTCATCTACTTCTACATCTGCTCAAGATCCAGATATTCCATTTGCCGTTGATCTAGAAAAAGAGCTAGATGAGATAATTGCTAATACTAATGATCTAGAACTCTTAGTTGAACAGCTAGAAGATCTAGAAGATGAACATTTAAAAGATATGATCATAGCGCCTACTAATGACACTATTGCTAATGCTGCTAAACAAATGGGCAGTGAAGATGGAACTATTACACAACAGGTACTAGAAAATGCACTAGCTACTATTGATTATTGGCCGATGATGAGTCTCGGTCGAGATCCAATAGGAGATGCACTAACAGGTAATGGTAAAATTAGTGGAGATTGGGTAGAATGTAATCAGATTACACAAGCATTAGCAGACCAACTTACAAATCCAAAACTAACAGATCCACAAGCAGAGGACGCTATTCAAGAAAGTTCATCGGAAATAGCGGATGATCATGAAAAGCGTATGATTGAAATGATCCTAGAGATCTTACTTCAACTTTGGTGGAACATGCTTTGGCCTAAGTTTGTAGTAGATATGACCATTATTAATCCTCTTAAAATGGCTATAGCAAATCCTGTTGATACAGTTATATTATTCTTTACTTCATTTGGTAAAGGTAAAAGAAACGGTATTAGTTATTCAAAAAAGAGAAGATTTAAAAAACCTAATTCTACTCAATTAGCAGCAAAAGGCCCTCTCAACGGAGCGCTTTATCATTTAAGACTTCTTCTATTGTGTAAGATACCACCTAAGATGTATGTTCGTTACGATCCAATAGTAGAAATAGACTGTAAAGGAATTGAAGATAAATGTCCTCCTCCTAAAGAACCTCGTGAAATAGAGCTAGATGGCAGTGATGGAGTGGCTCAGCTTGGTGGAGAAGAAGGAATGTTAGCAGAAGCTATAGATGGATTATGTTTTACTTCTAATGATCTAATTGGTGACGCTAGTACTACTATGCCTACGGGATTTGGAGCTTCTCCTGTTTGTGCTAAAGCAGCAGTTACTGTAGTTAACGCTGTAATTAGTGACGCTCTTACTCCTCCTGATGGGGAATACAAACCTGGTGGCGCTGGTTCTACAAAGGATATTATATTTAATACAGTAGAATAAAGGATACTATATGTACATTAAATCAAATGGTTATGTTTCTGGGGCACTTTTATTACTTCCCCATATTAGAAAACTTAGAGAGCATGTTGAATTTGAAAAATTTCAATGTAGAGTTCTTAGAGATGATGAAACAACAAGAAAATTTAAAACTAAAACCCAACAATTAAAAGATAGGTTATATGCTTTTCGTTTTAATAATGAAGAAGCAGAGAAGATAACAGCGGCAGGAAAGAAATCAAATGGCGGACAGTAGAAGCTCTCGTTCAAAAAAAGAAAGAGAAGCGTTTTCTAATGGAGTAGGTAACGTACTAGATAAAATAGAAAATCCTAGTATTGGTAATCTATTAGCCACTCCTGGCAGAGCCTTATCTGATAGAATGGCTCTTATAAGATCAACGCAATATAAAGTAGATAAGCCTATTCTTAAGGCCTTCGCTCTTGATATGCTTGGTGTTCTTTCATCTTGGTTAAATGACCCTGAAGTATTATGTTGTTTAATACATGGTATCTTCGCTGCTTATATAGGTTCAGAGGATCAAAAGAACCTAGATAGAATTAACGAAGGATATAAATTAGCTGATACTGGCTTTGGTAAATTTCTAGATAGTATGATTGTATTCGTAGATTTTGTCATAGTGATGCTCACACAAGATATTAAAAAACTAGCTATAATGATACCAGATATCATTAAAGAGGTTTTTGGTATGATAATGGGTGTAGTATTGCTTATCTTACAAGAAACATTATATGCATTCAGAGACTCACAAATTAAAGTTATTTTTGATTGGATGGATGAATGGGATACTAATCAAACTTGGGCTAAATGTCTTCCATTAAAGGATATGATTAATATTCTTAAAAAGTATGTGCATGACTACGGGATGCTAGCCAAGTTACTCAATAAAATAAACGCGTTTGCTTCAGGCCTATCTAGCGCATGGAAAGCTAAGCAAAAAGCTACGGAACAAGTTAAAGATCTGGAGTTTTTATACTGGCTAAGAGACCTTTTAATAAAATTAAAGAAAGCTTCTCTTAATTTTGATCTCTGTGTTGACTATGAATTTGTAGCAGCAGCAGTCGATCCTCTTGCTGAGGACGACCCAAATACGGTATATAATAGAGAAAAAGGATCATTATCTAATCTAGATGACCCTAAATATGATAACGCAGGGGATCCTAATGAACAACAGGGCTATACTATTGGTGACAACGGCGATGTAATAGTAGACGCAGATAAAAAAACTAAAGGAAACTATCTCCCACAAATATCAAATAGCTTTATTAGAGAATTTGTCCACTCAAATTATAGTATTCCATATGAGGTCATAGACAATACTATTACTAGAGGATTAGCAGGAGACCATATTCAAGGAACTAACGTTACATCTAGGTATCCTGAGGATATAATAAGTAGATGCGCACATACTCCCACATCAGAGGAAACTCTTGGATTTATATTTAACTTGAGAAACAGGACGACATAAATGAATACAGTGTCAACTAGATTTGCAAGTGTCCTTAAAAATATCTTTTTTGATGAAAAAGATGATATTGAGGTATTTGCTAATGGTTCAATAACAGATAAAAAAGACGTTGAGGATCCAACAGGTAAGTTTTCTGGACCCAGACATATTGGAACAATATATAAAAGTAAGTCAAATAGAAGAAATGTAACATTTCATAAGCCTGAGTATGATCTTCCTATGGTCGCTAATGCTGTACAATTAGATGGAATCCTAAGAAGAGCTATTAATTTATATACAGAGCATATTCTAAAGAATGACTTTGAGCTTACCTCTAAAAACCTTAAAATCCAACGCCATGTAAATAGAAGAATGAAAGAGATCCAGAATCTAACTGGTATATCTTTCTATGAAACTCTTAATTGGATCTCTACTCAGTTGGTTACATATGGAAATGCTTATGTAGTTAAACAACGAGATAGAAAGAAAAGTGCCTTAGGTAAAAGATTCAAATCATATGGTAAGGTATCTGATCCTATAGTTGGACTGTTTCTAGTAGATGCGTCTACTATTGAAATAGGCTTAAATAAACAAGGCAACGTTACATCATACAAACAACGTATACGTGGCGAAGAAAGAGAATGGGACGAAAGAGACGTCATTCATTTCAATTATAATAAAATACCTGGAACCTTAACTGGCATGTCTCCTATTCTCCCCGTCCTGGATGATGTCCGAGCACTACGCAAGCTCGAAGAAGAGATTGAGATTCTTGGCTTCCAATATTCCATCCCTCTATATTTATATAAGGTAGGAAATAAGGACGTTCCACCCGCTCCTGGTGAAGTCGAAGAGGTAAGCAATGTTGTAAATAACATGCCTGCTTATGGCATGCTGGTCGTTCCAGGCCATCACTCTATAGAAGTTCCTTCTAATGCTAATGACACAATAGATATTATCAAGTATGTAAATCACTTTAAACAAAGAATTTATGGTGGACTTGGTGTGTCTCCTGTTGCAATGGGAGAAGTATCTACTTCTAATAGAAATACTGCTGAAGTTCTAGACGGAGCTATGCAGACTATTACAAAGACTTACCAATCTATTATAAAGAATAGACTAGAGATAGATCTATTCAAAGAAATTATGCTCGATGGCGGCTTCAAGTCACTGGACGATGAACTTGAATTTAACTTCCCTGAAATCGATCTAGAGAACCAGATTAAGAAAGAAACGCATATTGTACAGCTCTGGCAGAACAATCTTATATCTAGAACTGAAGCTCGCAATCTTATGGACTATGAGGCCAATATACAAGAGAACGATACTTTTCTTGAAAAGGTTGATATCGTTAAAATTAAAGCAGAGACTCAGAGTTCAATTGCAATTGAAAAATCTAAGCCAAAGCCAACTGCTACAGGAACAAGTTCTTCTACTAAGAAATCTGGTTCTAGTTCGGCTAAGAAAGCTAAGACTACAGGTGCTAAGGTCCGCCCAGCTAATCAGCATGGAAAAAGTTCAGGTAGACCAAAGTACGTAAAGAACTCACTAGAAGTAAACCTCTTGGATGATGTTAACATATTTAACCTTAAAGACTTTATACTAGATATTGATAAAAAGGTTACTAGTTCTATTTTACAGGAATTGGATTATACTATAAATAACATTTGTTCATTTTATCATCTGGCTAAGCCTGACGTCACAGATAATCCATTAGTAGATAAGTATGTATCTGGACTATCATTAATCTTAGAAGATAAGATCGTTAGAGCTACTAAAAAGATGGATGATGATACTAAGTTAGCTAAGTTTGGACAGAACATAAACGAGTTTCTAACTGATCAATTACCTAAGATCGATAACCTAGCTAAAATTTTAATTTACAAATCTTTAGGATACAAGACTATACTAGTTACATCAGGTTCTTGTCCTAAGCACGCTGATACTAACCTAGAGATAACAAACATTGACTATTCTACACTTCCGCCTTTTGAATACCAATGTAATTGTACAGTAGACGAAGAGAACTTTAATGAGCATTGCTAACTTACCTTCATATGTAGATGTAGTTTTTAGAGCATCACATGTTGACTTTGTTAATAAGAACGCAGTAAAGTATACTATTAGGGCCGCTAAGCAAGGTGCGGATAGTTGGGTCTATCCATATAGAAAACCTCAGCTCGTCGGGCATGATAAGTCTCGAGACCCAATCGGTCGCATAACTGCAGCAAAGATTGTCACTGTTAAAGAGACAGTTGATGCTAACGAACCTAAAACCTACCTACAATTAACCGCTAGAATAACAGACGCAGCGTCAATAGAAAAAGTTCTCGATGGAAGATATAATACTGTCTCTGTCGGATCCAGAACAACTAAAGTTATTTGTAGCGAATGTGACACAGTAATTACAGAAGAAGGCCTTTGCGAACATAAGAAAGGTTCTTATAACGATAACGGTGATATGATCTACTGGATCATTGATCAGCTTGAATACGTTGAAGATTCATTCGTCAACGAACCTGCAGATGAGTGGGCTGGAATTGATTCTATAAATATCGGTGTTGGGTGGGTAGCCTACCAAGACTTTATGGATAATCGAGATAGTCTCTTGTCGCAATATAAATTGGAGGATCATAAAATGTCAAAGAATGCAGATTCTAAGCTTACTACTGAACAACGTGATAAGCTTGCTGACAGCGTATTTTGCGGTCCTGGAAGATCTTTCCCTGCCCATGACAGTGCTCATATAACAGCGGCCCTTTCTTCTTTGAAGACTTTAGAGTTTTCAGATGAGATTAAGGCTAAGCTTGTATCAGCGCTTTATAGCAAGGGGAAGAGATATGGAATTGTCCCAACACAAGACGACCTAGTAGAAGATCCTAACATTCTATTTAACAGACTTGAGGATGAGTGGACAGACGAAGAAGTCACTGCTATTGCAGACTTTTTCAAAGAAAATCCAGACGCAGATCTTCCAGAAACTGAAAATACCACTAAAGATAAAGATACTCAAGAAGACTCTGAAGAGGAAACTACTGACATTGCTAAAATGAAAGTAGGAGAACTTAGAGAGCTTGTAACAAAGCTTACTAAGGACCTCGAAGATGCCTCTGTTACATCAAAAGAAGCAATCGATCTAAGGGATAAGAAAATTACTACCTTAGAAACAGAGCTTCAAGATGCTGAAACAGTAAGTCTTCAGAAGGAAGATGAGATCAATAAATTCGTAGATGAAACTACAAAACTTGAAAAGAAATTAAGAGATGCAGTTATTTCTAACATTATTGACTTGCAAATGACCGATAATACTAATGAGGATATCAATGGCTTACGCGAAAAGTATGCTAAGAGACAAACGGAAAGTCTCGTTGATACTCTACAGGATCTTAGAACTACTACAGATCCTGATAACAAAGAAACAAATTCTGAAGAAAAGGTTGAAGACTCAACTTTAAAAACTGAGGAAAGTGTAAATTCTGATGGAGCTGATGATGATGCTTCTCAGAATACTGATACAACGTCGACAGATAACAAATACGCTATCTTCGACAGAGATAGAAGTTCTAAACTGGAGGATTAATAATGTCTATAACTAATCAATTCACTCCTATGCAATTCACTGCTGGAACTACATGGAAACAGGATGTTAGAACTAGACCTTCTAAGTATGCTATGTCAGATCTTCGTAACTGGAGATTTGAGCAGTCTGAAGGTATACGTCCTGCTGAGTACATGGGAGTTTACAAGAACCTTCCTGTCGCTTTCCAAGATACCAACACTGAAGATTGGGTAGTTATTCCTAAGGGTAGAGTCGTTTCGTCTATTACTCCTTTTGATACTACACCACTCAGCGGTCTTGCGCATCCTGCATCAAGTGGCGAGATTACTATTGGAAACCAAGGTGATTACATGGGTACTGGCACTGGTGCCAAACTTACAGTCGGGATCGACACTTCATACTTCGGTTATGAAGATGGCATCGCTGGCCTAATCGTTCCTGCTAATGGCGGAGTGGTTTATAGTGGATTCTATGGCGCAAATGATGTGCTCGCTCAAACAAGACAAGCTGGTGGCGAACGCGCTACTGCAAGTGGATCTTATGTAATGCCTGCTAACTGTCCTATTGGTGTTGCTTTCAACGATATGTATCAAGACATACGTGGTGAGTGGATCAATTACAGAATGCATCCAGACGGCTATCATTTCCTTACTGACTTTTACGTAGAAGTTCCTTTTATTAACACTAGCGACACGCTTGCAGCTTCAGGTTGCAGCCCAGCTATTGGTAATCAGGACTATGCGCAACAAGTTCTGTATAATGACGTGAATAAATGGTTTACATATCTACAGTTCGATGGAACTAGTACAGCTCCTAAGGCTGGACAATTCGTAACTTCCGATCTAATCGGTAACTATACGATGCAGGGTGCCCTTTCCGACGCGAGTGCTTCAGGTATTACACTTGATACAGCTCTTACTGGAATTAAGACAACTCAAACTGTTGGTAAACTGATTGCACTAGATACAAGACAACCTAAGCACGGACTAGATGATGTCCTAACTTATCCAAGATCAGGCATGCCTGGTTCACAAACAGCTGGTATGATCAAAACTCTTTTTGATTTTGCATACTACTGTCTCTATATCGGCACAGGAACAGCACCGTCTGTTGAAGCCGTTTATAATGCAATCCGTACGGGTGCATTCGGTCTGGCTAGAATCCAGCTACTTGTATCATAATAGGAGATAAATAATATGGCTTACATGACTATAAAAGATCAGGTTGCATGGGATAACTTTGCTAAGAAAGAAGATCGCACTAAGTACCTTAACGTATACGATGCATTCACTAGCCGTGGACGCATGATGGATGAGAAAACTGGCGACATAGAATCCTTCTCAATGAAGGATCTTGTTACTCGTGAAGATCTCATGAGATTCATGCCACAGACAGTTGAAACTGTTGTTAGAGAAGCTATCGAACCTAACCTATTCATTGTTCAAAAGTTATTTCAACAAATAACTATCGAGCAAGGTTCTAGAATCCAAATTGGTGCCCTTGGTGCTATGGAAGCTGGAAGAGTCGGTCAGGGTGGAGAATACCCACAGCGTATGCTTGACTTAGATAGTGGTGACATGGTCGCTATCACTACAGACAAGTATGGTCTTAAGATTTCTCTTACTGAAGAAGTCGTGCAACAAAACCAATTTGACGTTGTTAACGTTTGGCTAAGAGCTGCTGGTAAAGCAATGGCTCGCTGCAAGGAACGTCTTGCTGCTAAGCTTATTAACGAAATGGGTTATAAAATTTTCGATAATGCAAGTCCTGCTACATCATATGCTGGTTCAACAACTGGTAGAGATATTACAGGAACTGCAAACGGTTCTATGACAGCAACAGACGTTTTCGAACTCTATGCTTATCTACTTAACCGTGGTTTCGGTCCTGATACTCTTCTAATGCATCCACTTGCATGGAAGACCTTCGCTACTGATCCTGAAATGAGAGAAGTTGTACTAGCTGCATCTACTATCGCTCAGGTCAAGGGTGGACAATCGGCTCCTAATTGGGGAACATCACACAATGGCTACGGTCTGCGTACTGGTGGAACTGGAACTGAAAAAACAGCTGGTAACAGTGTTAAGGGCCCTAATGCTTGGACTCAAACACTTAACCCTCTAGGTTCAACATGGCAGGTTTCTCCAAGTTATCTACCATCACCTATTCAGGTTATTGTTACCCACTACGTCCCATTCACATACGGTGCCCAAGGTATCGAAAGAATGGATACTGGTTGTGCAACTAATGTAATTATGGTTGACTCTGATAACTGCGGAGTTATTGGACAAAGTGAACCTGTCTCTACAGACCGTTGGACAGATCCTGAACGTGATATTCTAAATATCAAGATGAAGGAATCGTATGGTTTCGCAGTATTAGAACAAGGTAAGGCCGTTGGCAAAGCCTCTAATATCGCTATCGCACGTAACTACAACTTTGAGAACGCAAATAGCCAATCCCTATCTGCTCTTACTCTAAGTGGAGTTCCTAGCGGCTTTACAGCGCCATCACCTGCTCTATCTTAATTTAGATAGAAACAGTAGTCAGTCACTAAAGGGAGCAGAGCATCACGCTCTCTCCCTTTTTGTTTTTTGGGAGAAAAACAGGAAGAAGAAGAGGAGAGTATCATGGCTAAGGCTAAAAAATCAGGATTTCAATTACCAAAATATTTAAGACTAGAAAAAGGATCAATGTGGTTTGATAATGAGGGAGAAAATTGCTCAGGTATTAAACTATTTGCTTTTTCAAAAGCACTCACAGGTAGATCTTGTGAACTTGAAACCATACTTAATGATGCTGGCAAAGAAGTAAAAATGCCAGTTCTTTCAGATATTCCACTAGATGAACATAAGAATGAAAATATCGTAGACTATGGTAAGAAGGATCTTGCTCTACAGTGGTACGTAGATACAACTAAAGTACCAAATGAAAAACTTTCAAGAATCTTACTTGCTTATAAGTTTGGTATTCTTGTAGAAGCAGACCCAAAGAATCCACCTAAGCCTGTAAAGGAACAAGGGGAACAAACTGACTTTGGCTTCAAGAAAAACGGAGATAGAATCTTTGTTGGTAAGAACAAAGAAATGTACGCAAAACTTCAAAACTATCCTTTCGATGATCTAAGGAAGTTTGTTAATAATGCTCCATATACTACTTCCGCTAGAAGAAATCTAATGGATCTTTTTGACTATGAGCGTGCTGGGCATAATCCAATGAACAGACCTAGACAAGAAGTCCTTGATTTAGTTAGACTTAAACTTAACCAATATGGTAATGGAATAAGTCCAATGAGAATTAACGAAGAAGAATAATTATGGCTTTAAATGTTATTTCACATACACCTGAAATTTATGCTACAGGAGTATATAGAAATCAAACTCTAAGCATGATTTTTAATAAATCCATTCAGCCCTTAACGGTGACATGGGAAACAATTTCTGTACATGATGGGACTTCCTACGCAACAGTCGTGGGAAGTCTTGGTACAGAGTGGAGTAGTGGTACTGCTGATGGCACTGTCGTACAGGCCACTTTTACGCCAGAAAGTAATCTTTTACCTAATACAAAATATGTGGTATATGTATTTGGAACACCTCAAAGTATTATTGCTACTGATGGTGAAGAAATACCTAGTACATATAGCTGGGAGTTTACTACAGGCCTTGAAACTTACGATGAAGACACCGCAAGTGGAACAATTCCAAGCGGAACTATTCCTTCCTCAGTGACATGAATAGACCTATCTGGTGTTCCTGACTATTTAGAATCATGAATAGCTAGTTTCTATGTTTATGCTACCGATCCAAAAAATCAAGAACCAAACGTAGAAACACAACTCTCTGGAGTATATATAACATTTACTGGTAATGTACTAACTTCTGCATCAGACTTAGCTAGTTATATAACTATTAACGAAACTCCAGTACTACAATAAAGGAAAACTTTTATGGCTGATATAATTCCTGTTAGTTTAATAGCGTTGGTAGCCAGTGGTACAGTCGATCTAGACTCAGATACTATGGTTGCCACTCTACATACATCTGGTGCTGCGTTTACGTATGCTTCAGAGAACTATGTAAGTACTTATGAGCTTCCAACTGGAAGCGGATATACACAACTTAACGAAGCTATCACTGGTCAAGCAGTTGCTCATAGTGGTCTATATACTACATTTGATATTGCTGATGTATCTTGGACAGCTGCTGGTGGAGATATTGGTCCTGCCAGATATTGCGCCCTAGTAGATACTCAAGGCGCTATGAATAAGTATGTCTATATAATGGACTTTGTAAGTGACAAGACTGCTAATGATGCAACTGACTTCAAAATCGTAGTCAACTCATCTGGATTATTTAAAATGTATCAGGGGTAATCTGGAATGGCAAATGAATTTTATACTATGTGTGCGCTGTTTAATGATCAGTGCGAAAGACTAAGAAAAT